ATCAGCAACCGATATAGGAAGTATATATGTTAGTGGAAATTGTCCTTATATAGGTAATATATTTTATTCTAGTGGTATAGTTGCCATAACTAACCCAGGCATTGGAACTTCCCATAATTACCAAAAAATAGCCTCAGGATCTACTGGAGAAGGAATCATCCACGAACTTAAATTTCAAGGTTCACACATGATATTTGAAAATGAATATCAATGTACTGTTGATGAGCACGAATATAACGACACAACAAACATCTCAGCTAGAAAAATCAGATCAAACACATCACAAGATTTAGCTGATTTTGCAACAGGTTCACTTTTTAAACCCTATGTTACTACAGTGGGTCTTTATAATGAAGAAAATGAATTATTAGTAGTAGGTAAATTTGGACAGCCAATTCGCTGTAGTGACGAAACAGACACTACTTTTGTCCTTCGCTGGGATACCTAAACTTTTATTCGTACGTTCATTAAATGGAATGGACTTACAATGAAAAGCAAATCAATGAGATAAAGGATTTACCAGAAGGGGCTTTTGGCTTTATCTATCAAACAACTCATCTACCAACAGGTAAAAAATACATTGGTAAAAAATCTTTAATTTATAATTTAAAGAAAAAACTAGGTAAGAAAGAAAAAGCATTATTAGAAGGTAAAGGTCGCCCACCAACTTTTAAAAGAGTATTAAAGGAAAGCGATTGGAAAACTTACTATGGATCTCATGCTTTTATTAAAGAAGCAAATAACGATGATTTAGAAAGAAAAATCTTACAAATAGCTTACAATAAAAAAGAACTTACATATCTAGAATGTAAATATCAATTTATATTAGAAGTTTTAGAAAGTAAAAACTACCTTAATGATAATATATTAGGTAAATTTTATGATAGAGATTTTAAATGAAAGAAAACGCACTAAAACAACTACTTGAATCCGTATTGGGGGGTAGTAAAAGTGCTCGTGGTGGAGATGAGGCTGTGTTTAAATGTCCCTCTTGTAACCACCATAAGAAAAAACTTACCCTCAATTTATCAACCCAAAAACACCAATGTTGGGTTTGTGGTTATAAAGGCCACAGAGCATTTAAACTACTTAAAGCAGTAGATGCACCCCCAGCCGCTTATGAAGCTTTAAAAGAAATTGACAAACAATATAATTTCAAATATAAAAAAGCAAAACAATCACCATCGGGTTCACTTCAACTTCCTCAAGGAGTAATACCATTAATTTCATCTTCCGCTGTATTATCTCGACATGCTAATCATTATCTTACACAAAGAGGAATCACCCAACAAGATGTAGTAAAATATAATATTCATTATAGTGAAATAGGCGATCTTAAAAATATGGTAGTTATTCCTTCATATGATAGTAAGGGTTTTCTTAATTATTATGTTGGTCGCTCGTTTGATAAAAACGCATATATTAAACACAAGTTGGCTTCCGCGACCAAGGACATAGTTGGGTTTGAAATGCTAATAAACTGGGATTTACCCGTGATTTTATGTGAAGGTGCATTCGACGCTATGACAATTAAGCGCAATGCGATTCCTTTATTTGGTAAGAAAATATCGTCGGCTCTAATGAAACAGCTAATCAAATGTAAGTCAAAATCTATATATTTAGCTTTGGATGATGATGCACTTTTGGATGCTTTTGAACATGCTAAAAAGTTTATTTCTATGGGAAAAAAAGTTTATCTCCTAGAAATGGATGGTAAAGATCCAAACGAAATGGGATTTAAAAAATTCAATGAAATCCTATTTAAAGCACAACCTATTACGACAGCAGATTTAATGCGAAAAAGGTTAAGCTTGTCGTAAACTTTTATATTTATGGGCAAACCTATATGATCTATGGAAGCACCCAAAGAAAAAAACAAAAGCTCAATTAAAGAGCCAACAGAAAAATATACCTCTGGCTTTGTTTCATTAATAAATAAGTATATTGAAGATGGAAGTTTACCTAAAGACTTTTGGGAATTAGAGAGGGGATTAGAAGAGGAACTATATGATCCTAACGACCATGTTTTGGATTATATGAAAAGCAGCGAATGGAAGGCAGGAATGCCCGATGGACCAAAAGATGATGATACTTCACCTGTTATAAAATATAATAGAGGAGGAATGTATAGTGCAGCTACGGGGCAAGGGGGGGCTGGTACAATGTATGAGGGGGATGAAGTAGATGAAATGATGGGAGGTACCATGAATAACCAAGAAAAAGCTAAACATGCTAAAAACCTTAAAAAACTCAAAGTAGCAATGAGAAAACAAGGAGATCAAATGGTACCTGTTCCTGACTATATCAAAGGTACACTTACAAGAAAATTATATGAAAAAGTAACAAAAGATAGTGTTATTTGTGATAACTGTAGTTGGGATTGGGAAATAAAAGATGGGGGTGATGATTTATACATTTGCCATAAATGTGACCATGATAACACACCAAAACTAAATGAATATGGTTTTGAAGTAATAACAAAGAATTGGTGGAAAGATCAAATTAATAAAAATATAATAGATTAACAAAAAATTTTATATTTATAACAAACACTAATCATGGCACACAAAGGAATAGGCGATACGATTGAAGAAATTCTCAAAAATACGGGAATTAAATATGTAGCTAATAAAGTTTTAGGAGAAGATTGTGGATGCGATGAAAGGAAAGAAAAATTAAACAAAAAATTCCCATATAAAAAATAAAATGTTAAAAAAAGAATTCAGCAAAAAAGATGTAAGTCGCATGCGTAACCTTATCACAGGTAACGCGGGGTCTTCTTCTGAGACGCAGATAGGTTATAGTAAAAAAGAAATTGAGCGCAAAGAAGGCGATGTTTGGAAAGAAAATAGAAAAACATGGACCATTAAGAATGGTATCAAACAAACAATCTCCAAACTTGACGCTATTAAAAAAGAGGTATTTATGCCCTTATGTTGTCCCGAATGTGGTAGTGTAATGAAAAAACACTTAGACAAACCTAATTATAATATTCACAAAAAATGCTTTGACTGTGTTATAGATTATGAAGGTAAATTAAGAGCAAAAGGCGAATATGATGACTACATAAAAAACATACAGAACAAAAACCAAATTGATTTATTAAACCAAACAGAACAATATTTATTAGAAGTAGTAAATAACACTAATGAGGGTTATGTCTCTGAACATGGAGAAGTTGAAAGATGGAAAGGTGGTATTGATAAAGAAAAAATGATAGCTGAAATTAAGGAAAACGCCCAAATAGGGAGAGATAAACTTGAAAAAGAAATCAATGACTAAAAGAGAACTCAGAGAACTAATTAAAACTTGTGTTAATGAATATATGGGCACAGGGAGTAGCGGTGGAAATTCCACTGATGGAAATGATATTACTTCTCCTAGACCTTTTATTGACGACGAAGAAGAAATCCTTAACTACACTGATAAAAACGCAGGAGAGGGAAGTCAAGGTATGCATACTCGAGGAATGGAAAAAGTTAACGGAACAGGTAACCCAAATAGAACTAAATTTACAGGATTTTAAAAATGAAAAATATATTTGAAATGTTAAACGAAACCGTAGGTGATAATGCCTACGGAAGTGCCACCCTAACCACACAAGGTATAGGAGGTTCTCGCTTTACTAAAACAGGCAGACCACCGGGGATTTGGGAAGCTGAAGATTTACCAATTGTTGCTAAAAGATTAAAAGACATATTTGATCAAGTAGGAGACTCTGAATTTTGGAAAAACCATTTTAAATCAAAATATGGTATACCTTTCCCAACAAACTTAAAAGATATTAACAAAGAACAAGCACTAGCCATGAATAAATTTGGCACTCATATGAAACAAAATCAAAACGAATCGAATGCAGAATTTGAAGTAGGATATAAAGACGGAGACACAGCTATTATAAGTATGGATGATAAAACCGCAATGAAACTTAAATCAAAATCTACAGTAACTAAATTAAAAAACTTAACTACAATGGCTAAATTAAAAGGAGAATCACTAATGGGAGAAGAGCCCTCAGAGGGAAATGCCTTTGGTGCAGCAATGCAAAAAGCAGACAAAGGAGATAAGGTAAAAGTTGGGGATCAAGAATTTATTAAAAAAGAAATGTATACAAATAGTATGGGTGAAGATAATTTTGTTGATCATGAAGGTCGCCATGCAAAAATGCAATTACAAAAAGCAGCTGAATATTCAATAAAATTAACTAAAATGATGGACGATATGACTCAATTACCTTCTTGGGTTCAATCTAAAATTACAAAAGCCTCTGATTATATGTCAGCTGTTTATCATTATTTAGATTATGAAATGTCTAATAGCCAAAATAGCTTAATGGAAAATATGGATAAACATAGAAAAAGAAGTACTTTAATGGAAGGAGCTATGAAACGCTTTTTTAAAGCATTCGATGGTGGAAGTACAGATGAAGAATTAGTTCATGAATATGCTAAAGAAGGACTTACAGTACCTGAAGCATTTGTTTCTAAAGCAAGAAAGCAATGGGAATCTCTTAAAAAAGCAAAATTAGATCTTGAACTTTCAGAAAAAGAAGCAAAAGGATTTAGACAGATACAAACTACAAACCCAACAGATGTAATGGGTATGGAGCCACAATCTGAAGAAAAACACTTAGCTTCAGGCCTATTTAACTAATATGAAACCACTTAGAGAATATATTCAAAAAACCATCAAAATATTGATGGAAGAAAAATATCCAACACCCCCAGAAATTTTGGGGGCTCTTGAGGACAACTTACAACTAAAACCGATTGTAAGATATGTTGATCATATTAAAGCAGTAAATTCAGTTCCCCCCTCATACGAAATATTCCTTCACAACACTCAATCATTTACATTAGCTGTTGAACAAACATCTATAGTAGCAAAAATTAGCAGTAAAGATTATTGGTTATCTATGAATGAGGAAAATGAAGCGAGAAAAGCCCTAAATAGACTTTTAACACAACCTCTTCCCCCTAAAGTAAGTGATGGAGAAGAAGTAAGTGATGAAGAAACATTTAATGATTTAGATAGTGGGGATGCTGAAATGGAAGCAGATCCTATTGAACCTGAAGTATAATGGAATTAAAAGAAGCACTAGCAGAAATATATAAGGCGGCACACAAGGAGTTCAATTTTGAGAATACTCCTTCCCTACATCTACGCCAAGATGACGAAAATGCCCAAGGTATTTTTGGAAAAACAGCGTATTATGATCCATCGGATATGGCTGTTGTGCTTTACATTACAGATCGTCACCCAAAAGACATCTGTAGATCCTTCGCACATGAATTAGTACACCACCATCAAAATGAACGTGGTGATTTAAATTTAGGAGATGCTTCATCACCTACTTACGCACAAGATGATCAAC